TGCCCAGTATCCTCTTGTCAAAGCATCAACAGTGTCAATCTTGCCACCTTTGACAATGCCGATGCGTCGACTATCGAACACAAGGAGTGAGCCAAACTCCTCCTTAATTTGAGGGTAGTTACACAATTCTAAGTGTTCATCGTAAAAGGCATGTCGAACTTCATCGTGCTCTTCCTTTCTGTTAGGCTTGAAAATAACTTGGACACCCAATCGGCTGATTGCTTGAAGCGCTTCCTGATAGAACCAAACGTCTGTAACGAGATACCGCACGGGAAGCTTACTACAGATGTACATAAGGAACTGCCGCATTTCGACAGGATTAATTGTTCGTTCGTTCGGTTTTGGGAAAAATCGCCAGAGACCGTCTGCAATCACTTTATTGCCTTCTTTATGGAGAATTGCGACACCGAAAGCGTCGTTCTTTATTGAAGGGTCAATCGACAAAAAGTAAGTATGGTTCAAGTCTATTAAGTTCGTCTGAAGTATCCCTGACTCTAGTAAGTTCGGGCGGTCTTCCGATATTCTAATAATGTTCAGGTCAGGATAGTAAGCTTCCGTTGATGAGTGAGGTTCGCACCCGTAGTCGCGCCAGAATGTAATCGGGTCCTTCTCCAGTTCAGCTTGCATTTCCGGTGAGTCCAAGGCTTTGTTTGGATTCATCTCCCAGGTTGTAAAGGTCTTGATTAGCGTATGAGGGTCTTCTTTTCGAGCGAGAGTCATGATGATGTCGTGCGGGTGCCATGGACTTGAAATTGCAACGTTATGCCCAGCGAATCCAAAGCGATTGGTTGATTTGCGCAGGACACTGTAAACACCCCATGCACCACGTTGTGAGAGAGTTTCATCGTACTTGCTAATCTCGTCAAACACGTTACATTTAACATTTCGTCCCGCGATGGAACCTGCAGACGCTGCGCCACAAGCCATTACTTCTACGTCTTTGTGCCCGCGGAAAGTAATGTTGTACTCCCGGATACGAGGAAAAAATTCCTGGAAGAATTGACTGCTTTCAATCTTTACGCGGACTTCGTTGAAAATAGTGTCAGCTGCCTGGTCATCCGATTTCGCGATGAGTAACACGAAAATTGAAGAATGCGGTGCTAAGTTGTAATCCCTTGCAGGGTCAGCACGTATAAGTAGGTCAAACAAATCGTAACAGGCAAACAAAGAGCCCTCGAAAGTTTTGCCTCCACCCATGCCACCGACACCGACGAAGTCTTTGTAGCCACCTTTAAAGAACTCGACGAAATGAGCTTCCTGCAAAGGATAAGGTGACGGTATGCGGAGAAAGTACGGACAGTGTAAAAAGAATGCTGGGTCGGCTTTCGCCTTCATGATAAGCTCAAGTCGTTTGAGTTGATTCACTTAACATCCCTACTTTGGATAATATGAACAGGTAAATTCCGCTGGAGCATCACAATAATCACATTTTCCAATTTTGATAACCGATGAAGTTTGACCTAGCACTTGTGCCACCGTTTGTTCTGACGAAGGAACAAGTTTTACGTCTACTTTTGGGTTCTCAATGACCGTGACTGTTACCGCTCCGTTCTGTGCGTTCTTCGCGTAGTCACGGACTTTGGTTGGCAAGTGAGCTGCACAACACGTTCCCATACAATCACCTCCTTAGGATGTTTGTTCTGCTGAAGACTCTGCAATTATCTGTGGAAGAGCTTTTATAAGTTTCTGTCGGTCGTCCTCGCACAGTTCTGAGAGGAGAAAGGAGGTTAATTTCGTCATTTGCAGTTGCATGACATTTAACTGTACGAGGGCACCGACTTTAAGCTTTCCTTGGAATTCTAGTGTGTCACGCATTAGCGCCCGGAGTTCTGAAGAGAGCTGTGTTACCGCACGTTCATTAAAGGAAGACACAGGAAGACTCTTTGCGGTCCTTAGTCTTTCAATCATCATGCCGATGTGCTCTTTTAGGATACTGATATAATCATCAACGTCTTGTGCTTGCTTCAGTCGTAAGGCAACTCCCTCTTCTGTACTGACGACTTCCCAGTGTGTAGTAAAGCAGTGCCATACGGTCGATTGAGGGAGATTGAGTTCTCGAGCAGCCTCGATGTATGTGAGTTTGCCCTGGAAGACTTTAGTCATTATGTCGAATGCCTGTGGATGCGTACAAACCTTACATTCAGAGCTCAATTTCCACACCTTTTAAAATGATGTCGAAAGTGAAGGAGCTTATGCCTGTACAGTTCGGAAACACGTACAGCCAGATTATAGCAGGGACGGTTGTATTTGCTTGTAAAACAGTTTGTTCAAGCGACCATCCGCAACGCAGGAAGTCCATGGCGTTTTCAGGGTCCCAGTTTTCAGTTGTCAGATTTAGACTTACAGGAACTGTACCGTTATTCGTAATATCCGCCGAAACTGATTTGTTTTCGTCTAACAAGATGAGGCCCCAATCGATTGATTCTTTTGAACATTGGATACCGACTGTTCTGATGCGGCCGATGTTTTGAATACGTAATGAAAAGAAGTATAGGAGAGCGGCAACTGTGCTTACTAGAATTAGAACTACTGCGCATATAAGCACTTTAGACAATCTCGGCATGAATGACACTCCTGATGATGCAGCTTGCTGGACAGCCTGTGTTTCCGTATGGACAATCAAAGCATGATGTTGGGATTATTTTTTCCCGTGCGGTTGTGTCTGCCATAAAAGCCCTACCGTTTAGTCGCGTGTTCGATAAATTAATTTCTGACCGTATATTTAAAGTTAAGGAGAATTCCGGCGGAAAAGACAGATAGAAAGCGAGTGATTGTAGTTAGCAAAGGTAACTTGAAGTGACCCATTTTTTAGACTCTCAGGGTTTCAGACGGTTCATCAGCAGAAAACATCTTCGACGAAAACTGTATCAAGTCTTACGGGGAAACTCTGAAACAGACCTTTAGGACTGAGGGTTTGAAATGAGAAAGGTTGGGAGAAGAAGCTACTTCACTCGTTTCTCAAATCTTGAGACTTGATTTTCGCGAATTAAGACTCATTACTTAAGATATGAGATATTATATTAAATATCAAGATACAAGCAACAAGACTCAAGTGTTGGAGGTAAATTATTAATATATAAATGTTTTGGTTTATAGTTTATTGAGTATTGAGATATGCGACACCAAAATATTTAAATATTAGTTTGATATTATATAAAATAAAAAAAATAAAAAATAAAAAATTAAAAAATTAAAAAATTTAAAAAATTTGGGAGAAATAAAAAATGTTTGAAGAAGTAAGAGAAAGAAATGAAGAAAGAGATATGATAGAATGTTTGAATGAAAATAAGAAGTTTGATTTAGAGAATTATATAATGTTGAAAATGAGATTGGAGAGTAAATGTATGAATAGAGTAAGTATATTAAGAAAAATGTATAGAGATTATGATATAGGATGTAAAAATATGGAAAGATATAAAGTGATTAAAGGAAAGAAATGGTTTAGAAAATGTGATAGGAAGAAATGAATATTAAGAGTTAAGAAATAAGAAATAAGAAATAAGAAAGAAGAAATAAGAAAGAAGAAATAAGAGTTAAGAGTTAAGAGATAAGATATGGTGATGATGATGGAAAGTATTGCGCGTGTAGCGCAATATAGCTGGAATGTATTAGCTAGCAGCGAAAAGCTGAGCCTAGCTTCCAGCTTCACAGTTACAGCCTTACATAGTAAGGTGTAACAGGAGGTGAAAAGAAATATGCCAAAAGAACTGTCTCAACTAAAAAATGCAAAGCGAAATGTCAAGAAAGTCGGCGGTAAGAAGATAGACTTCAAAGCCGTCGTACAGAAAATCATTGAGAGCAAATTGTACTGGACTGTAAGCGAAGTCCATACACAATTAGTGCAGAAGAAAGTCGGACGCTTCCGAACAATGAAGCTATTGAATGGACAATGCATTAAAGGCGGCAAATTAGAACGCCTTTATCAAGATGGAAAGTTCTACTACGGAGCACCTATCAAGGAGCAATAAGCTCCTGAGGTACGTAGTAGAATACAATTCCTTTCCCCTTTTCTTAGTCAGTTCGTAAAGAAAACGTAAGGAGGTGAAAAAAGTATGGGTGATAAGAGAACTGTTACAGAGGAAAATGAGTATCATTCGCTCATAAATAAAATAACGAAGCTCTTAATCGTCAGCGTTGAAGATTTGGAACCAGAGCTGGCGATTGAGGTCATCGAAACAGCTGCGGAACGTGCATCGAGTAACTACCATCTTCTACAGCCAGCAACAGTTGAAATCGTACAGCATCAGGAATAGATGTTCGCTCGAAAAGAACCCTTTCTTAGTCAGGAGCCGAGCCGAGATGACGGCTCACAAACCAAAAGAGGTGATGGATTTGAAAGAAAACGAAGTATTCATACGTAAATCAGAAACGTATGGCGCTGAAAAGTTACAAGTGCTTTCGGTACTACCGAAGCACTGTAACAAGTACAGGTTGGTGCCGTATCCAAATGGCGGTTGCCTCCTGTGCTTAGTAATTGCAAGAGGTAAGGAGGTGAAACAGGAATGAGAAAATGGAAAATCGAAGGCAATGACGAATCTGCAGTTATTGCCTTCGATGAAGGAACTGTATCAACGACTTTCATAGGATTGCTTAACCTTGGTAAGATAACAGTTGAGCAATTACAAGAGCTTGAACGAAAGTATCCAGCGCAAACTTCGTTGACTGAAGAATCAGAAATGTTTCATATACAAGCAAAAGACGTCCGACAGCTATTTCCGACTGCAGGTAAAGGAGCTGTCGGCTTCATACCAGTCAAAATACCTGACGATGAATACATGGTTCTAATCGCCGAAAATGCATCGACGCCTATAATGCATCGTACGTTCGAAGAAGATGCGTTTGAACTCTGGTGGGTGCACTTATACATCGAATAAGGCGCTGACGAGGCCGTGAAACTCGGCCGAAACCAGAAAC